CTGGAATCTGTCCAGGTGGTGGAGATGACGCTCCGGCTGTGCTGCGACATGGCGCTGATCAGCAAAAAGCAGCATGGAAAGCTGGTTGAAAGAACGGACGCCATAGGCCGGCAGGCGTATGGCTGGGCAAGGAGCTGCCCATGAATCAAGTGGACATGGCCAGAACGTGCAGGGCTACGGCTTTGCGCGGCGAGCCAATAATCTCGGACTGCTCCCGCAGGGCCAGGCAAACCGGCCAGCCCCGCGAAAGGGCGAAAGCCAGTTTCGGTGTGGTTTTACGCATCCCGCGCCGCGACGTGTCAGTGAGCAGCTTAACGAAGACGCCTTCGAGGACTCGAACTACTGGTCGAGCACGGAGAATAGCGACACCAACGCCTGGAACCAGAACTTCAACAATGGCAATCAGGGCAACAACAACAAGGACAATAGCAACCGGGTGCGCGCGGTCAGGAGATCATCATGTTCACCGCTGAGGAAATTTTCCAGGCGTACTACGATTGCCGTCGAAACAAGCGAAACACGCCTTCGCAACGGGAGTTCGAGCTACGCCTGGAGCGTAATCTAATGAAGCTGCAGCGCGACCTGAACAGCGGCACCTACCGGATCGGGCGATCCATCGCGTTTGTAGTGAGCTACCCCAAATGGCGCGAAGTGTGGGCCGCTCAGTTTCGGGACCGCGTGGTTCACCACGTGATCTATAACCGGGTTTCCGCCCGCTTTTACCGGCGATTCATCCACGACAGCTACGCCTGCATCCCCGGGCGTGGCGCGCTCATGGGCGTGGAGCGAATTCACCAGTTCATGCGCCAGGCAACCGAAAATTGGCAGCGCCCTGCCCACTTTCTGCAGGCGGACCTGTCCAACTTTTTCGTAAGCATCGACAAAGACATTCTGTTCGGCCTGCTTTGCCGGCACATCGAGGATAAGGAAACGCGGGATCTGACAGCCCGGGTGCTGTTTCACGACCCGACAGACCGACCCATCATCAACAGCCCGGCCTGGAAGTTCCGGCATGTGCCCCGGCACAAGAGCCTGTTTTACAGCGGCGGCCGGGGCCTGCCCATTGGCAACCTGTCCAGCCAGTTTTTCGCCAACGTGTACCTGGACGCACTAGACCAGTTCGTGAAGCGCGATCTGGGCGTTCGGTGGTACGGGCGCTACGTGGATGACGTGGTGCTGATCGGCCACGATCCGACAGAACTGAATCAAGCGTTTGAGCGGATGCAGGCGTTTGTAGAACAAAAGCTGGCCCTGAAATTTCACCCCAACAAAACCCAGCGCAACACCGTGAATAAAGGCATTAATTTCTGTGGCTATGTCATGAAACCGCACCGGCGCTATGTGCGGCGGCGTAGCACAAACGCCATGAAGCAAGTGGCAGGCAGTAACGAGCGACAATCAGACCCTGGGAGCTGGGCTGCACGAATGAACAGCTATCTGGGGCTTTGCCAGCACGCGAACACTTACCGGCTGCGTAAGCAGCTGGCCATTGAAACCGGCGTGGCATTCGGCCCTCGCCTTGAGAAAGTCACACCCCGAAAACCGAAGAGGATACCCGCATGAGCAGAAAATACCTGCAGGCGTATTACCTGGACGCGAAAGACGGCCGGCCAGCCAATGAAGCGCCCCTGCGCCACGGGCCGGTGGCACCGAGCGACAACCTGGAGATCACCGTGGTTGATCGGCGAGAGTCACCGGCTGTGATTCTGGGCTCCATCCCATCCAGCGAGGCACTGGCACCAGGAATGACCCTGATCAAAAAGGAAGAGCACGACCGCCGTGTGGCAGAGGTCGAGTCCTGGAAGATCGAAAACGAAATGCAGACGCTGCAAAAACGCCGCGAAGGCATGAAGCTGTCCCGCTTCCAGGCCCTGGCAATTCTGCGCCAGTACGGCAAGCGCGACACTGCCGAGCAGATCATTGCAGATCCTGAGACCGACCCGCTGACCGTGGACGCCTGGAATTACGCCACAGAGTTCCGCCGCCTGTCTCCCACCATCCTGTCCATGGCTCCAGCCCTGGGTCTGAGCGACGAGCAGCTGGACCAGATGTTCGAGGAAGGGGCGGAGATCGAGGCGTGAGGTCGATCAAGGTCGAGATCCACACGCCAACGGAATGGCGAAAGCGCGCCCGCTACGTGCTGCAGGAGAGCATCACAATCAGCGGGCTGCGCATTCCCCGAGGTTTCGCCACGGATGGTGCAACCATTCCCCGCGTGCTCTGGCCCATTTTCCCGCCTGTGGGCGAATATTTTCTCGCCGCTGCCGCGCATGACTATGCGCTGATCGAGGGCTGGTCCTGGAGCGATGCAGCCACGGTGTTTGACCAGGCCCTGAAAGAGCTGTCTGTAAGCAGCTGGCGCCGGCGCACGATGGTTGCGGCGGTTCGGGTTTATGGGTGGGCTGCTGGGAGGCGCTGATAGAACCACTGCCAGCGGAGGCCCGCGCGCGTGTGACTCATTCTGACGGTACGAAATAACCCGATCAGGCGAGGCAACCGCAATGGCAAAGTTTCTACACGGGGTGGAGGTGCTGGAAATCGACACCGGCCCACGCCCCATTCAAACAGTTCGCTCCGGCGTTATCGGTATCGTAGGTACCGCGCCTGACGCGGAAGGGGCGACCCCGGCCGAAGTGACTATCGGCAAGTCAGCAACAAACACCGGCATTCTCTACACCGCTAACGAAGCGGGCGCTGCAGGAAACAACCTCCGTATCCGCTACGTTAACCCGGGCACGGCTTCTGCCGCTTTGTCGGCTAGCCTATCCGGTGACGACATCACCGTGTCTCTGGCGACAGACACCGAAGGCCTGCCTACCTCCACAGCCAATGACGTGCTGGCGGAGGTCAACAACATCACAGACGCCCCGGTTACTGCCGCGCTGGCGGATGGCAGCGACGGTACCGGCGTAGTGAAGGCCCGCGATTTCGTATCTCTGGCTGGCGGCGCTGCAGAGCCGTTCCCGCTCAATCACCCAACACTGGTGGCTGGCTCTCGCACTGAGGCTGCCCGCCTTGGCACTTCCGGCACCTTGCCGCCTGCCATGGATGGCATTTTTGATCAGGTGGGAGCCGTGGTTGTCATCATTCGCGTGGAAGAAGGCCAGGACGAGCAGGCCACAATCGCCAATGTTGTGGGCGGTGTTAACTCCACAACCGGCCAGCTTGAAGGTGTTCAAGCCCTGCTTGGCGCTGAATCTGTTGTCGGCTTCCAGCCCCGCATTCTGTGCGCGCCTGGATTCACTCACCAGCGCGAATCCGGCCTTCGTAACGCAGTGGCATCCGAGCTGCTGGGCGTGTGTGAGCGCTTGGGCGCCGTAGCCACTCTGGACGGACCGAACACCACAGACGATGCAGCGCAGCAGTACGCGGACGATTTCGGCAGCGATCGCTTCTACCTGGTAGATCCGTGGCCTATGGTTATCCAGTCCGATGGCAGCTACTCAGCAGAGCCTGGCTCCGCCCGAGCGGCCGGCATCATTGCCTGGGTAGACAACAATCGCGGCTTCTGGCACTCCCCATCCAATAAGCGAATCGTCGGCATTGTCGGCACATCTCGGCCCATCGACTTCAAGCTGGGAGACGCGAACAGCCGCGCCAACCTGCTTAACGAAGGCGGCATTGCGACCATTATCCGCCAAGACGGCTACCGGCTGTGGGGCAACCGCTCCCTGACCGATGACACCAAATGGATGTTCCTGTCAGTGCGCCGGACTGCCGACATGATCAACGACAGCATCCAGCGGGCGCACCTGTGGGCAGTAGACCGCAACATCACGAAAACCTACGTGGAAGACGTGACCGATGGCGTGAACGCCTATCTGGACAGCCTCAAGGCTCAAGGCGCCATCCTTGGCGGCCGCTGCTGGCCAGACCCGGACCTGAACACCCCTGAGAATATCCAGCAGGGCAAAGTGTTCTTCAATTTCGAGTTCACCCCGCCATACCCGGCAGAGCACATCACGTTCCGCTCCATGCTGGTGAACGACTACGTGACAGAGGTGTTTGAATAATGTCCGCCACTCGCGATGTACTCAAGAATATTAACCTGTTTGTGGATGGCCGGGGCTACGCCGGCCAGCTGCAGGACTACACCCCGCCGGTTCTCACCGTTCAGACCGAAGACTTCCGGGCTGGCGGTATGGACTCCGCCGAAGCCATGGACATGGGCATGGAGCCGCTGGAAAGCAGCTTCAATCTCATCTCCTATGACCGGGACGTGCTCGCTCAATTCGGCGTGGCCGAGGGCAATGAAATTCCCTTCACTGCCCGGGGCGCTCTGGAATCTGTGGACGGCACTGTAAAGCAGGTGATCCACAAGATGCGCGGCAAGATCACTTCGATCGATTCTGGCACCTGGCAGCCGGGGCAAATGTCCCCGCTGGCGGTCACCATGCGGCTGAACAAATACAGCCTGGAGCATGATGGCGAAGTGATCCACGACATCGATATTCGCAACATGGTGCGCATCATCAACGGCACCGATCGGCTGGCGGAAATCCGCGAAGCCCTGGGCGAGTAATCCGAGGCGGCTTCGGCCGCCTGTCATTCTACAAGCACAAGCGAGAAGAACATGGCAGAGCAAGAGCTACCCGAATACATGGTTGAAACCGATGAGGGCCTGGCTATTGAGCTAAAAACGCCGGTTGAAATCGACGGCGCGGAGACCAAAACGATCGTCATGCGCGAGCCGACTGTTCGCGACCAGCTGGACGTTCAGGCGGTGAAAGGCAGCGAAGCACACCGGGAAGTTTCGCTCATGGCCAACCTTTGCAGCATCGCTCCCGGCCAAGTTGAAGCCATGACCATGCGCAACTATCGCCGGCTTCAGGAAGGGCTGGAGGTTTTTACACAGTAAGGGCCGAAGATCTCCGATCAGGCGTGTTGGCTCTCGCGTCTCACACCGGTTGGGCCATGGCCGAAATCACGGCCATGCGCACCAGCCAGCTTTTCTGGTGGCTAGACGGATTACCCAAAGATGGCAACAAACAAGCGCCTTAACGCAACAATCACCATCGGCGGGGGCGTTGGCCGCACCCTGACCAAAGGCCTGACCTCAACCAAAAAGCG